CACTCGTAAGTGCATTATGACTATGGACGTTACCATAGATGGACAGACCTACCCCGCTGAGGGTTCTTATGTGTTTGGGCCTGATATGAGTGAGAACGATGCTTGTGATAACGCCACAGTAAACGCTAAGAAGTCGGTTATTTCAGAAGTATCCCCAGAGATACTATCTGCTACAACTGAGATGAATTGTTCGATTCAAGAAAATCCAGTGGTTGCAGAAGCACCTACAGAAACAGTAACTATCCAAGAAGGTACGCCAGTTGAAACTGAAACAGTTATTTCTAGAAAAATTGTTGACAGAAGTACCAATAATGTGGTACAGTACATACCAGATAGAAAAACTATCAATATCGGTGGATTTACTATTGGGTTCAACGGTTATAAAGAACCAGGCAAGTGCTATGCAAACTGGCAAACTGGTGGAACGGACTGTTACTAATGGTTAAGTTTTTAATTGGACTTGTGTGTGGTATTGTTATGATAACATACTATCCACAGATAGGGTCAGTATTGAGTGATGTATTCATTGATACTGGCATTCGTGATGACTTAGTGAACTTACTGGAAGGGGTTTAGATAATGAATAAAGTCATGTTACTTGGAGCGGTTGCACTACTTGGTGCTTGTAGTTCCAATAAAGTAGTGGAGACAGCAATGACTGTTCCACCAAACGCTGTCGTAGACGCAGAAACATATGTCTACAAATCAAAGGTAGTAAATGAACAGATTGAGGTTATGCCTGATTGGTTCAAGAAAATGCCAGAAAGTGAAACTGCAATCTATTCCACAGGAACAGCAGCGACTACAGATTTACAGTTGTCTATTGATCTTGCGGTATTGAATGCAAAGACTACACTCGCAGATAGAATCAATGGTCGTGTTCGCTCTCAAACCAAATCTTTCGTTGCAAAGATTGGTAATGAAGAAACTGCATCAGTGATGTCAGAAGTAGAGAAGGCAACCAAGAACATCATTGCAGATGTGGATGTTGCTGGATACAAAGTGTCGGATACAGAGATTGTTTCTAATGGCCCAAAGTATCGTGCATATGTACTCTTGGAATATTCCGATAAGGAAGCGAACAAGATTATTATGAACCGACTCCGTAAGGATAGGATGCTTCTGTCAAAAATTCGTTCTACCAATGCGTGGAAAGAACTTGATGAATCAGTTAATGAGCAACATGAGAATGATGCTATCGAATCAGAAAACAACATGAAGGTACTTTCGCAATAATGTTAAAAGAACTACTCGTTTCGTTTATTACGTCTATCTCACCAGCATCTGCCGACATCCCAGACCAAACTCTGGATGCTTGGCAGACTGATCAGGCGTATTGTCTCGCAGAGAATGTATATCACGAGGCACGAAACCAACCCGCCGCTGGACAAATGGCAGTGATGTCTGTGACAATGAATCGTGTCAAAGACCCACGTTTCCCTAATACTATTTGCGAGGTGGTTCGTGAAGGGCCTCATCGTCCTAGTTGGAAGGGTACAGGTGAAATGATCCCTGTACGTCACCGCTGTCAGTTCAGTTGGTATTGTGATGGTAAATCAGATCGTATCCACGACATGACAACATTTGATGATATTTTTGTCTTTACATTGGGGTTAGTTGATGGTACAATAAGGGTAATGGATGTCACACAAGGTGCAACACATTATCATGCAGATTATGTATCACCAGCGTGGGCAAAGACTAAAACTAAAACGATAGAGATTGAAGATCATATCTTCTATCGGTGGGAGATTGCAGAATGAACATTTTCTATCTAAACAACGATGCAAGGGTTTGTGCCCAGATGCACAATGACAGTCATTGCAGTAAGATGATTATTGAGTACGCTCAATTGATGTCTACTGCACATCGTGTGCTTGATGGTACAGAATACTATGACAGAACAAAGAATGGTAGACGTATCAAACGGTGGCGTTTAGATGATGATGTTATGGAAACAACTCTGTACAAAGCATCACATATCAACCATCCTAGTGGTATCTGGACTCGTAAGTCAAAACAGAACTACAGGTGGTTGTATGATATGTGGACTGAACTGAATACAGAGTTCATGTGGCGATACGAAAAGAACGTGCCACATGAGAGTTTTCGCAAACTGCATGAGGTTCTTGCAGATGCACCAAAACATATGTATGATTCTGGTTTCTGTGAACCATTCCCAGCAATGCCTGATGACGTAAAGAATCCATCGTCAATCAAGAGTTACAAGGACTACTATATAAAGTATAAGCAACATCTTGCTAAATGGAAAAAGAGAGGCGCTCCTTTCTGGTACGAGGTAAACAATGTCGCATGAATATGACGGTAAAGGAAAATCAGACTATTGGAATTATGAGAATCCATCTCTACGAGCAGAGATTGGACAACTCAAGAAAGAAATTGAACTGCATAAGATAGACAGTCATCACCTGACGGATGCGTACTACAAAGTACTAAATAGAAATACAGAACTCATTAAAGAGAATGAGACATTGAAAAAACAATTGAATATACAGGAATAATATGCCAAATTATGATTTTGAGGACAAAAAAACTGGTGAGGTGACAACTCACATGATGAGTTGGAAAGACTTAGACCAGTTTATAAAAGACAATCCCAATTTAACAAGAGTTATTACTGCACCCCATATTGTGGGTGGACTTGGTAGCGGTGGTGTAAAACCAGGCGGTGGTTTGGATGAGGTATTCTCCAAAGCAGCAGAGGCGCATCCAGGCAGTCCACTTGCAGACAGGTACGGTAGAAAAAGTATTAAACAAGCAAAGACTGATGCAGTTGTTGAAAAGCATCGTAAGAAGTGGAGAAGTAAATAATGGCAAAAGCAAAAGATATTCGCATTGACAACATGGTATCTGTCAGTGCAGTGACAGACAACCAAAAGAAAGCATTTGCTGATTACAAACTTGGCAAGAACCTTTTTCTATATGGTGCCGCTGGTACAGGTAAAACCTTTATCACGTTGTATATGGCACTAGAAGAAGTTCTTAGAAACGAATCAAAATACGATACGGTGTACATCGTAAGAAGTGCAGTACCAACTCGTGAGATTGGTTTCTTGCCGGGCGATGAGGAAGATAAGACAGCGTTGTTCCAAGTACCTTACCAGAATATGGTGAAGTTCATGTTTGAACAACCCAACGAACAAGCGTTTAGTCTGTTGTATGACAGATTAAAGAATCAAAATTCATTAATGTTCTTGACAACTTCCTTTTTGCGTGGTATAACATTAGATAACGCAATCATCATTGTGGATGAGGCACAGAATCTAAACTTCCATGAACTGGACACAATCATTACTCGTGTTGGTATGGATTCAAAGATTATGTTCTGTGGAGATTTCTTCCAAAGTGATTTGCAGAAGCACGTAGAGAAAGAAGGCATCAAACACTTTATGAGTATTCTTAGAGGAATGCAATCATTCTCAAATATTGAGTTTACATTGGGCGATATTGTTCGCTCTGGTATGGTGAAAGAATACCTTATCAGCAAGATTAAGAAAGAACAAGAGGATGGGTAAAAAGAAATCAAGGGCGCATCAGACTTCCAAAGGGGAACGCAGATGTGTCGCAAGAGATATTGTCAAAGCAACTCGCAAAGACTATATGCAAAGCACCGAAAGGTTGGATAACCAACTCGCTGCTTTTCTAAGGGGTAAGAATGTCATGTTGACTATTCCAAACCCAAATAAGAACGAAACGAATAAAAGGTTTATTCGTGTTCCTGCCGCTGAACAGTGGCGCCGTGGTGGTAAAAAAGTTTAATAACTAAGAGGACTATATTATGTTTAATCATGTAAGTGTGGATATCCCAGAGGTATCTACAAAAACCGTAAATCGAAAGCGATTCTATGTTACACCAACTGGATTGTTTCCATCTATTACTACTGTACTAGGTGCTCGTAAAGAGAAACAAAAGGGATTGCAAGAATGGCGTAATCGTGTAGGTAACGATGTTGCTAATCACATTATGCGTACCGCTGCATCTCGTGGAACTGCTGTTCACCATATGTGTGAGGACTTCCTAAACAACAAAGAGGTTATCAAAGAAGAACAATCGTTCTTGCCTTGGTGTTTGTTCTCACAACTAAAACCAACTCTGGAAAAGAGTATAAATAATATTTTCGCACAAGAATGTGGACTATGGAGTGAGAAGTATCGTCTTGCTGGTCGTGTAGACTGTATTGCAGAATGGAACGGTGTTCCCTCAATCATTGACTTTAAGACTTCACGTTCTGAAAGAAAAGATGATTACAACTTTGAATATTATATGCAGGCATCTGCCTATGCAGAGATGTTTGAAGAAAGAACTGGAATCGAGATTAACCAGATTGTGATTCTAGTCGTTACAGAAGATGGACTAGTTCAAGAGTTTGTAAGAGAAAAACACGACTATCTAGAACCTCTTATTGAAACCATTGATATGTTCACAGAACAATGGGAAAAAGAAAATGAAGAGATTGATGAAAGTCCTGCCGTTATCGGTGCTCCTGTTTAGTAGCGCCGCTTTCGCAGAACCAAAAGATTTAGAAAAACCAGAAGTAACACCACCTCAACCTCAAGTGTTTACCTCTAGCAAACCAGTAACTTGTACTACTGACCCTTATGATGTGGTAAAGAAAAACTTCTTAGAATCACATGGTGAAGTTGGTTTTATGAGATACATAAGTGATAGCAAAACTGCTGTTGAAGTAATTGGTAATGTAGACACAGGAACGGTTAGTATCTTGGAGTTTATACCATCAAACAAATATACTTGTTTCATCTCTGTCGGCAGAGGATTAGAGATAAACAGTAATATTTTTGAGAAGGCAGTAAGGGGTATAGAAACTAGACTTTCTATAGTAAAACTTCTTGACAATTGAAACCCCCTATGGTATAAATATAATACAGTTTGTTGATACAATCTGAAAGCTAGACAGGACTTGGGGGCAGTACCCAACGCCTCCACCATAATTACTTGAGGACAATATGTTTGATAGACTAACAGAGTTTTTTATAAAACTGTTTA